ATGTATAGCGATGACGCGATGGCACCGGATGAGTATGTTGTAGATGAATCATATGAACGTGAGGGTAATAATCACTTACTTGAATTTGGCACGTTCGGGCCAAATCCAGAACTTACCGCCGACAGCGAGCGAGCCTTGGCAGAGATTGCTGCTGCAATTAACAAGAACGCCCGCCACCTAGATAGGCGGCAATTCGAGATGGCTATCACCTGGCTAAAGAATTGGAAGCTTAGCTACGACCCCACACGGCGCGAGGGTTCACATGGAGAGTTTTATGCGATTCTTGAGGGAATTCGGAACTCCGCAGAGCAGCGAGAACTACAACGCAAGGCCGCATGGAAGCTGATATTCGGCGTCGTCTTCGGAGCGCTGATGCTGCTGTCGCTTGTCATAAATGCAGTTATGACGTATTCGGTCAAAGACGTTAGCTTGGGGTGGAAATTGTTAGGTGCGGTCGTGGCTATCGCGCTATTTTGGTTTTCCGACGATTTTCTAAAGAATGCCCAAATACTCGCCAAAGAACAAGACCGGCGTTTCGGGTTGGAGTCGCTACGTTGCGCAAGGACAGTCATGGAGGTGAATATGGCAGGAGCTTTTGCTTACATACCGGGCACTTCAGCAGGTGAGCCGAATTTCGATGAAAAATACGCGACTCAACAAATGGCAAACGCACGCGAGGCTCTAAGTGACGCGCTTTACTGCGACCCCGACGGCCACCTTGCAAGGTGGCGTTACTAATTGCCAACGAACGAACTATTAACGGAATTACCCAATGCGACACTGGACGCCAGACGAGCGAGCGCGGCAATCGGCACTAATTTGCAACTGGAATCCATGGGAGCGGCCCTCGGGGCCGAGAACTGAAGCCGACAAGGCAACGGCGGCCAACAACGCTATGAAGCACGGTGTGCGCTCGGTTGAGTGGATGACTGAACAAAGATGCATGAATGCAATCGTGCTCGAGTTCCAGGAGTTGATTTAGCCGCACCACGACCAAACGATGCCAGCCAAGCCCGGCCTAAGGCGCTGGTTTTCTATGCCTGCAGTATCGGTGCCGCGACCTAGGCAACCATGCGACACACATCCTACAAATTCCGGCAAACCCTACGCCAGTCCTATATGGGCGCATAAGTAAGGCGGGAAACAAAAAAGACCTACAAGCCGAAGCGTGTAAGTCTTTGATTTGCTACATATTCTGTGGGGTGGCTGATGGGGCTCGAACCCACGACAACAGGAATCACAATCCAGCCGTCAAATCGCCCTTTTAGTTTATTAATCAGATACTTGCAAATCTGACTTTCCAACGACAGTCTCAGAAACCACCCCAATCCATGCGGGTTTCAAGAGACCCGTTGGAAAGTTTTGGTGCTTTGGGCCGTGCCCGATCCGGTCATTCCGTGGCCTTGGCGCGTCGCTCGGTGCGCCGGTCGTAGTGCCGGTGGGTCGTGGCAGGGTTCGCGTGGGCAGCGAAGTCGTAGGCGTCATCGGTCCGGTTCCGCAGCTTTGTCGTGATCGCTGCAGGGCGCACATCAGACAGGGCGAAGTAGGCCGGATGGTCCGTGAGCTTGTAGCCCTCGTACGGCGCCAGGTAGGCGCCAGTCTTCCGCGCGGCGCGGTACAGCACCTCCCACTCGCGCTTGGCCACCAGCTCGGCGGCCACCTGTCGATCGAACGACGCGATCCAGTCGAACATGGCATCGGTCCATACCGACCCCCATCCGCTCTTGGAGTAGGGCGCGCCCTTGGCATTCGCGAACAGGTACAGCCGGCTGGCCGAATGTGCTTCCTTCGCCCGCGCCACTACCGCACGCAGCCGCGGGGACCACTCGCGCAGCTTGCTCACCTCATCCTCTCCCATCTTCCTTTTCGCGCTGACCACTCGCACGCCATCCTTCTGCAGGCCGGCCACGTGAAATGGCCGCACCTCCGCCGCTCGGAATCCTGTCAGGTACGTGAACATGCTGGCGCAGCCCAGCACTTGGTAGCCGGGCGACTGCTTCAACGACCACAGGTAGAAGCGCACGATCTGGCTCCGTGTGATCGTGCGCACGTCCTTCTCCGTCTTGTTCTGCATCATGTCCGTGAACGGGTTCGCCTCCATCAGTCCCCAGCGCACCGCGTAATGGCTGATGGTCGACATCAGCGACAGCTCTTTGTTCGCCTTGGCTGGCGCGCCGGCCTTCGCCCGCGCATCCAGGTACTGGTAGCCGTGCACCGTCTTCAATGCCATCGGCCGCATGGCGCCGAAGAACTTGATCAGGTTCGCATACGTGCCGGCGCGCACCGCCAGGCCATCCTTCGATTGGTCGCGGTAGTGCGTCGGCGCGACCTCATCCCGGAAGCGTTCGATCAGCTCGGTGACGGACCCGGCCACCACGACGCCTTGCTGAACGTCGAGCGCCTTGCGCTTGGCACTGCGCTCCGCTTCGAGGGTGCCTTTCTTGTCGCCGATATCGGCCGTGCCCAGCGTCTCGCTCGTCCCGTCCGGGTGCTGGTAGTACCACGAGACCTTCCGCTTCCCCACGCGCTTGTAGAGGCGGTCGATCCCGGTGCGCTCTTTACGAGAAGGCGCTGAGGTTTGGCGTGTCGGCATATCGTGAGCGCGTCGATTCTTCGGAGATACCCATTTTCTTGTCATGATAGGCCCTGGCCACGCGCGGCAACCCCGACGCGCCGATCTCGAAGCGCCACTTGTGCGACGAGAGCCAGGTCACCATCCTGCTGCGCTGGTTCGGTTTGCAGTCGACCAGCTCGGCCAGTTCGCTGGCGCTGAGGTACCCGGCAGCGGCCATCGGTTTTTCTTCTGTGCTTGCCATACTATTTACCTTTCTTCGTGCCGGCGACCAGGCCGGCGTAGCACTTGCCGTGAAACGCCTTCTTGGCCTGCGCGCCACCCGGCGACTGCGCGCGCACATACCGCCCGCCGGTCCGCACGGTCATGCCGCAGAAGGCGCACAGGTGATCGCGGCGCGCCGTGTGTGTGATCGACTCCAGGCTCACGTCATCACCCGCTTGAACTCGACCACCCAGACCCATGGGTTGGCGTCCCAGCTGCCGGCGCCGTTGATTGACTCCCACAAGTTCGCATATGCCCACTTCGCGCTGTCAAGCGCGTCATCCGCGCTGCTTGGAAGGCGATCGCATCGCCACCCAGGCTGCTGCTGCCCAAAGTCGTTCTTCCCGAAGTCAACGAATCGGCCGCCTTCAGCGATCGCATCGGCCTCGCTTATGTCATGCAGCCGCTCGACGCGCACGGACACAATCTCGAGCAGGATGCGACTTGCCGCGCGCGGCATGTGGATGCTGGGGCGCCAGGCCGGGCGCTCAGGGTCGCCCGCGCATTCATCGACCGGCCAGCTGCCTGGGCGATCAGTGCACCCCAGTGGCAGGTTGGCCCGATACTCGATGTTGCATTCTGCATGTGGGCGCTCGAACTCATCCGGCGAGACATAGCCGAACGTCTCACGCACCCACAGGCGGTCGCCCGGCTGGCCATAGGGGCACCTGACACGATGAGAGTCGCGCATGAACGGCCCTTCGCCGGCGGACCATGTGGCCTTGCCCTCGTCTGACCGGTGGGTGCTAGAAACACACCACCCGGCAAACGAATGGCCAGCAGGAGGCTGTTGCTTCACGGCGCGCCGGGTCTGCGTCTTGCTGCCGTCGAGCAGCGCGCGCACCATGGCGCCGCTGAAAAGAATAGGGCGCGCGATCATTCCCCGCTCCCTTTCTGGCCGCCGTCGAGCTGGGCGGCGCGCAGCTTCGCCACTTCATCCGGATTTTCGTCACGCCACTGCTGCCAGCTTTCGTCGGTCAGCTTCCACTCGATCCACTCCGGGCGGTCCGGCGATGGGCTGAGCTTCTTCCGCCGGCGGTCCGCGCAGTGCCGGCAGAGCTGGCCGCACTTGTCGTTCGAGTGCTGATGCTCGCCGCAGATGAATAGGCCGCAGCCGTGCTCACCACCGAACGGCTCGCCGCCGCACACGTAGCCCAGGCCGCGATCGATCTCGGCAGTACAGCCCGGGTGGTCGCAGGTGGCCGGCACGCCGTAGCCGATGTCGCGATTCCAGGTGGTGTCATATCCGATTGACCAACCCATCACGCACCTCCCTTCGGCGCGGCGGCGCGCTGGATAGCCAGGTCGATCGCCTCGTTCACATCGTCGTACAGATAGCCCTCGCCGTCGATCACGTGACGCTCGCCCCGATCGTCGTACCAGACGACCATGCCGCAGCCATTCTCCAGCTCGATCCGCACCTCATAGCCTTCAGGTAGTTCGCCGCATGCGCGCAGCGTGGCCAGCCAAAGTTGTTCGCCCGGCGCGGCGGCTTGCTGGGGCGCTGCTACTGGCTCCGCCGCACACGGTCCGTCGTGGCCTGGCGTGCGCGTGCAATGCCAACCTGCTGGTGGAAGCCGGCATTCTCCCGCGACACCCTTGCGCAAGTGCTCCATGCCTCGTGCGACCAATTGCCGATCATCGTCGGTCAGGTCGTCGGCCGGCGCTGCTACTGGCTCCTGCTGCGCGGCGTCATCATCGTCATCAACGACCTGACAGGCAGGGCATGGGACTGTGCTCCCTTCAACATAGATAACGGCGTGATCGCTGCACCGGGAACATTTATCCGCCACCGGCTCGGCCTGCTCCTGCGCTGGTTGATGCGCGCCAGGCGTAACCGTGACCGTGTGACCGGGATCAAGCCATTCGGGAACGTCGCCATCGAGCGTTACCTCGATGATGCCCAGGCCCGGCGTGCTGCTCTTGACGCGGCCAGCCAGCGCATCCCTTGCTGGCACTGTCGGCGCTGGCTGGTTGGCGAGGGCGGCGCGGCGGGCGAGCGCGATCAGTCCCAGCACGGCGGCAGGGTTGGCGCCGGCCGTGAACCGTGCATTCGCCTCGACTACGCCGTTGGTGTCCTGCGCATACTGGCGCACGATGCGGCCAGGGGTATGCGTAGGGCGCACGATGTGGGTGTAGGCGTCCGACTCTTCCTGATATGCCCATGGCCCCGGCGTTGCCGCGCGCGCCAGCGCTTCCAGCTTGTCCAGGTCAGGCAGTTCAGCGGATGCGGTAGGGGTGGTGGTCATGCTTTTTCTTTCGTGGACTCAAGAACAGCTTTCAGGTAATCGATGCACTCCAGTGCTTTCGGCTCGGACTCGAAGACGTCACGCGCCATGTCGAGAGTTTCGACGAGGCGCACGCCCTGCAGCCTGTGAATGGCCTTGACCACGTCAGCGATCTCGTAGTCGTGTCCGCATCCGAAGACTATGGCCGCGATGTCGCGCATGCCGTGTTGGAAGCGATCCTTGCGCACGATCTTGCCGTCGCTCCTAAATTCGTATTCATCCGGCTTGCCGTCGCTGTATTCCGCTGCGCGCAGATCGCGCTCCGTAACTTCTCGGCTCACGGTTGACCGCCTTCCTGGCGCTCGCCTGATGCAGACGCTGGCACCGCCGTGCGGTCGACCCGGCGCGCCCATGCCCAAATCGGCCCGTCTTCGCTGTCGTGGATAGAGAACGTAAACCAGCCATCGCCGGCGGGTTCTTCCGGCGCCCAGCTCGAAGCGTTGCATTCGCCTTCCTCGAACCATGCGTTGTACAGGGGGTGATCAGGATCACTCTCCAGCGCCTTGTATTTCATTTCGAGGCCGACGGCCTTCACCCACGCGAGGTATGAATCGACGTCTTCGTCGAAGTTCGGGATCGCTGGATGCGACCACCAGCCGTTCTCGTCTCGATCCACTGGCAACGGCCCGATCGCCTCCCATGATTGACTTTGCACCGCCACCTGACCGGCCCTTGCCGCGACAGGGGCGGCGCTGGCGCAGCGCGCTTCGACTTCGTGCGCGAGGAAGTAGGCACCGTCCGGACGCTCGAGGAACTCGTCGTCATTGATGTCGCAAAAACCGAAGCGCACCAGGCCTGCGAGATCGACGCCCGGCGCCGGCGCGGAACCAGCGGCAACGATCTCAACGACCTGCACGCGCTCGTGCTTTTCGCCAGCGTGCGGGAAGGTGCTGCCGAGCGGGCCGACTGCGCCATGGTTCTCGCTGGTCAGGAGCAGCGACCAGCTGCGTGGGATGCCGGCGGTGCGGCGGGGGAGTGCGTGTTCCATCAGTCTTCCTCTCGATCTCGGTTGATGCGGCGCGGCATTGCCATCGCCGGCTTGTTTTCGGCACGCACCCGATGTGCTTGCGCGATCGTGGCTGCTGCTTCTGCGACGACCAGCTGGCGGAACAGGTCGCGCGCCATCTGCTTGTCGCTCTGATACGTGATGCGCAATTCTTCGAAGGTCACAGCGTCCACCCGTGGGTGATCGCCCAGGCGCACGCGGCGCAATACAACACGACGATCGTGCACTTCCACTTGATGACGCGCAGGCGGTGCTCGTTCATGGCATCCCTTCCAGCGCGGCCAGTGCGCGGCGCAGCTGGCCGCCGATGACGTCGCGGTCGCGGCGCGCCTGAGCGATGATGGTCACCGCAGTGCTCACGGTTGCAGCCGGCGCCCGCAGCAGGTCATCGATCGGCACAAGCGATAGCGCGCGCACCGCGTAGATGTCCGGGGATCCCTTGATCAAGTTCAGCTCGTCCATCGATACGATGTCGCGCCACTGGCGGTCGCACCAGGACAGCGCGCGGTACTGGTAGATGGCGCCGGCCGGCGCGAGCGGCGCCGATCCTTGCGTGGTGTCGGTCATGGGCATTTCCTCGGTTCTGGGGGACGGGCGGCGGCGTGAGATTTTTCGATCGCCACCTCGCGTTGGTAGCGGCTGGACTGCGAGTTGATGCGCGACTGCCGGATGGCCGCACGATCCGCCCGCGTCAGGCTCAGTTCGTCGGCGGTCAGCGCGCGAGTGCGCTTCTTCATGGCAGCACCGCTGCGTCAAGGGCGCCGGCCACGAGGACCAGCAGGAACAGCAGGGCGAACATCACGCCCGGGTGACGCTCGGACCAGGCCATGCCAAAGAAAAGGAAGAATCGGATCATCGTGGGCCCCTTGATCAATACGTAACGCGGATATCGTTCAGGCGCTGGATCGCGGCGCGGACGATCGCCGCGAGCGCGGCAGCATCTTTGCTCGGATGGTCGGCATACAGCTCGGTTACGTTGCGACGCCCGCTGCCGACGCCGACCGAGACCGCGCCTTCTTCATCGTCGTAGCGGATGCTCAGGCCCAGGTAGGCGCTCAGTGGGCCTGCGGCGTCCCAAGTACGACGCCAGAGCGGCGGCACCGGGACAACCTTCGTCGAGAGCACCAGGCGCGGCGAGGTGGCGCCCGTGTAGTGCGTGCTGGCGCGCGGGCTGTAGATCAGCTGAGCATCCATGAGCAGGGCAGCAGGCGCCTTGAAGGTACGGCGCCATTGCGGGTGGATCTTGGCCAGCGCGATCTCGTCGGCGAAGGCGTCCTTCAAATATTCCTCGTCCCATTCCTTGGTCATGCTGCACCCCGCGCGGCGAGCATGCGGTCAGCCAGGCGGTAGGACGCCTGGGCAGTGATGTCCGGTCCCATGCAGCCATCCTTATCGGCCGCAACGATCCGGGCCATTGCCTGCCCGGCGAAGTAGTCGCGCAGCGTCATCGCCGATGCGAGAACTTCGTCGGAGGCTGCCGGCGAGGCCTTCGCTTCGGCCCGCGCCATCGCGACGACCACATCCATCTGGCAAGTGCGGCCAATGGCCTTCGCCACGGTCTCAATGCCGGCCAGCAGTGCGTCCGGACTGAGGTTGATATTCGCTTCGCTCATCTTCATCTCCTGTCAAATTAGTGTGGCGGCTGCCAGGTCTCGTACTTCAGAGACGATGCAGGCGCCTGAGTCCTGCCAGCTACCACACAGCGCGACTCGGTCCCTTGAATTACTGATGGTTGGTCGAGTACTTCCCAAGCCGCGCTGTGTGGTTACTCCCTGCCGGAATGTCGGAGTGACTTCCCATTGGAGTGAGATCATCTTAAGTCAACTTAAGAAAAATGGCAAGCTAGCTTAAGAAAAAATTTGGAGTTGACTTAATTTTGTAGGCGCGCCATGGCTTCGGCGCCGTCGGGCACTCTACCGGTTAAGTGATGGGCAAAAAAATACCCGCGCTAGGCGGGTGGGTAGAAGCGAGGCAAAAGCAAAGGCCACCCGGAGGTGGCCCTGTTGTCGCTACAGTAGGTTGCAATCCCCGGTCTGTAGAGGCCTTCCGAGGAAGGACTTTAGCCTGATGCTTTCGCAGCGCAGGAGCGTTGAAAGTCTTTATTTTTTCACTGGCGCCGATGGCGATGGAGCGCTGGGTGATCCTGTCGCGCCTGCCGCTCGTCCGGCTTCGAATGCCGAAATTGTCGAGCTTACTATCCCGATGTTAGATGCTTGGGTGCCGAAGTAAGCGGCCAAGGCAATGCCGAGCACCGACAGAATTGTGGTGATCGACGTAATCCAAAGCGTTTGCTTTAAATTCCCGGCACTCTCGGCGGCGGCGACTGCTCGCTCGGCGAGAAGGGTCATAGCGCGCTCGCTGCCGCTGACCTGAGCCGCGAGGGCGTCCATCTTCCCCTCGATGGACGACAGGCGACCGTCCATGCGAAGCTGCATGTTCTCTATCTTCAGGTCGATTTCGGTATGGGTCGGTGTGCTCATAGGTTCATCATATCGTGGATCGGGCGTTCTGGTAGTGTGCGAACCATTATTTGGATTCATCGTCCAACGGCCTGGGAGAACATTACTCATGATTTTTTGTCGCTAGCCATTCTAGGATGGTGTCGGTTACAAATGTGCGCATGTACCCACAGTTTCCGCAAGAAATTGTGGCAACGACCATTGTTTGTCCATGCACTATTTCTGCGGTTCCATCCTTAGCTGCAGCAAGGATCGGATACCCAGCAAGGGCAACTAGATCGGGGTCGTCTCTAACATTCATTCCATACTGGCCCTTGCATATCGGGCATTCATGTCCAACGCTTTTAGCAACTAGAAATTCGGCAAACTCTTGCGCTTTTATTTCCCTTAATGGGATTCTTGACTTTTTGACGCTCATTTAAATCCTTGCTAATGTGATTATGTGGAGCTGCCTACCGCGTTTAATCCGTGGCTCGAATCAAAAACCTTTTTCAGCATCCAGGCGTACCGTAGCGCCTAATTGTTCTTAAACAGATTGATCATAAAAATAATAAAAGCAAAGAACGCAATTATGGAAACCCATGTTGCAACATTGCTGGAATCTTGCACTGCCTGAAGATGAATTTGAGCGGACTGCGCATTCATCGCCGCCGTCTGGTCATTTATAGCATTCGCTGCCGCCTGCATTTCCTCACCATAAAGAGTCCAGAATAGATTCGCATCCGGCTCGCTAAGGGTGGATGCATATTCCGCCACTTTGTCCTGCTGGTCCAAGCCCCACTGGTGGATGTTCTCGCCCCGCGCCCCGGCCTCCTTAGCAGCCAAGGTATATTCCTCAACAAGCCGTCGCACCGTGGGCCGATCTATTTGGCTTAGATGAAGGGGTGGTGATTTATCCAATTTAATCGAGGTCATTTATTTTCCACTCAGCATTTAAGCGCGAGCGCTGCGCAATCGTCTGACGTCAATGGGTTAGAAGGGGAGTTCGGAATAGTCGTAGGCAGGAAGATCGAGATCGATAGTCTCTAGGTCAAGCGATGCGATGTCCAGCTGCGCCAGGATGGCCACTGCGGCCGCTTGGAAATGAGCGTAGACGGGCACTGCTCCAGGCTCATCCGTCACCAGCATGATCGGTAGTGCAGGGTAGTGTGGCTGTAATCGCTTTATCAGATCATCACCCACGCCCGGTCGAACATAGCTGGAATCTGGCAGTGCTACAACGAGCCGCGACCCCTTGAACTCAATGATCGCGCACTCGATGTTCACAGGCGCCCCCGCAGGCGTCGACCTGGCTGATAGACCACCTGGCCGATGATGCTGATCTGGCCGCTCCGGGCATTTACGTCGCCAAATTCGTCGTTGAGCGAATGCAGATACCAGTCGCCGTTACGCTTGATCAGCTGCTTCACGCAACAGTCGCCATCGAAGTTGAGCGCATACAGCTCGCGATTCGTAGGCGACTTCTGGCTGGTGTCCACGACGATCACGTCATCTTCGAACATAAGCGGCTCCATGCTGCGACCGCGCACCCGAATGGCCAGCAGCTCGTGCGGCACAAGTCCGTCCTGCTCGATCACTTCGGCAGGAATATGCAGCACGCCTCCGTCGTCAAGGTCAGGCTCAGTTTCAAAGCGCGTTACGCCGGCATGCAATCGCAGTTTAACCATTCGGATGGGAACCGTTTCCGGCTCGTCGCCGATCCGAATGTGCGCAGCCGGAGCGATGAAGGGATCGTCCGATGCGGGCACTGACGGCGAGGGCGCCGCTGGCTCGGCTGGCACTGGCGCAGGCTGCCCGACGCCAGTCTCAAGCCACAGAGCGTTAACGTGCAGGTAGTCGCCCAAGAGCCGCGCCTTCGTGGCGCCGATTCCGTTCGTATCCGTCAACCAGTAATTGACCGATGTAGCGGAGCTATTCGCCGCGCGCGCAATATCAGCCGGACGAATCTCACGCCCTTGGCGCGCCGACTCTTCCAACATTGCCCACTTGAGGCGTTCCGACAGTAGTTTCATAAAGCTAGCTTAACAAATATTTTCTTAAGTTGGCTTGCGTATAGTCTTAAGTTGACTTAAGATACGACTCAAGTCACCTTAAGAAAGCGAGAAGAGATGAACGATTCACAACTGATCGACGCCCTCGGCGGAACAGCCAAGGTCGCGGCGCTGTGCAAAGTTTCGATGGCGGCAGTGTCGCAATGGCGCGATGACGGGATTCCAAGCGCACGTCGAATGTTCCTCGAGCTTGCTCGGCCCGACATCTTCCCGTCGGTGGGGAAGGCCAGGCGTCGCAAGAACGAAAAAGCGGTGCAGTGAAGTTTCCATAACTGCATTGTCGCGCCCAAAACATTTCCACGCACCATTTGTTTGCAGGAACATCACATGAACTACAAAGACGCCTTTTACAAGACCGTGCACGACACCCCTGGCGGCTGTGAGGCGCTGGCCGTGCGCATGGGTTACACGGCTGGCCTGCTGCGCAACAAGGCCAACCCGAACAGCACCACCAACGTGCTGACGATGGACGACGCATCGCGGGTGATGGAGCTGACGGAGGATTACGCGGTGCTGCACGCGCTGGCGCGCCGCCACGGCTTCGTGTGCGCCAAGATCGAATCGCAGCCGGCGAGCGATATGGCGGTGCTGGAATCGGTCACCGACATCTGGCAGAAGCTGGGCCAGCTCGGCACGCAGGTTCACAGCGCCCTGTCTGATGGCCAGGTCGACCGCGACGAGGTGCAGCACATCGAGAAGGCGATCTTCGTTTCGATCCGCCCGATGATGGAACTGCTGGCGCGCCTGAATGGGATGGCTGAGAAATGATCACCCTTATCCCGAAACGCGGCAGCGTGGAACTGCGCAACGCCATCCTCGATTGCATCGAAGCTGGCATGCATCGCACCGCTGAAATTGCCGCTCACCTCAACCTGAAGTCGGATCAGGTTTCGACCCGCCTGGACTACCTGCGCCAGTTGGGCGTGATCCACGCCACGCGCATTGATGACGACAAGCGCGGCGGCTTCGTCAACAACTGGCAGATGGGCCAGGGGCCGGAGAATCAAGCCTCGTACGGCGCGAAGGACCTGCCGCGACGCCGCGCCACCGATGAGCGCCGCGTCATCTTGAGTTCCGCTTATCCGGCCATCGACCGCCGCGACCCGCTGGTGACCGCACTGTTCGGCGCACCGGTTGTCGAGCGCCGTGCCGCCAGCCCTGCGGGGGCAGCATGAAGGGCTACGTCAGCATCCACAAGTGGCTGGGCCGCTGCGGCGAGCCTATGTCGCCCGAGAACATGCAGTTCACCACCAGGCCGGCCAAGAGCTGCCGCGGTTGCTTGTTCCAGGGCCAGCACTCGGCCGTCTGCGATCGCGCCTGCGACGTTGCACAGCTCGCTGAGCTGGAGCACTGCACGCGCGGATTCATCTACGTCGAGAAGCCGGTCGACAACCGCCAGCTCTCGATCATCCAAGGGACGCACTGATGGCCAATGGTATCGACTGGTTCCGCTGGCACCACGGCAGCGTGAACGATCCGAAGTTCGGCCTGGTTGCCCGGAAGGCTGCTGCGCGCGTCGGTGACGTGATTGCGGTGTGGGCACTGATCCTCGAGCAGGCCAGCGCGAACACTGAGCGCGGCCTGTTCGGTGCGATCGACTGCGAAGCGACTGACTTCCTTCTCGGCGCCGACGACGGCACCACCGCACGCATCCTGGAAGCAATGCAGGGCCGCGCGCTGATTAATGGTGATCGAGTCACCCGCTGGGAAGAGCGCCAGCCGAAGCGTGAGCGCAGCGACCCGACGGCGGCTGAGCGCAAGCGTGAGCAGCGTGAGCGTGACAAAGCAAATAGTGGTTCTGGTGCTGGTGTCACGTCAGGTCACGCCATGTCACACCAAGTCACGCCTAGAGAAGAGGAGAGAAGAGAAGAGAAGAACAACGACGACAGCGCGAGCGCTGCGGCTGGCGCCGGTGTCGTCGTCGATCCTGACACTGCCGAACCCGACAGTCCACGAGCCGCCGCAATGCCGCCTCGCGAAGACCTGCCGGAAAGCACTGACCCTGCAGTCGTCCTATCGGTGGCTCTGCGCAAGCTGGGCGTCAGCGCAACGTTCACGCACCCGGCAGTGATGGACTGGGCGGCAAGGAAGGTCCCGATGGCGGTGCTGCATGCCGCAATCGCCACGGCACGGGAGCAGAAGGGGCCGAACGCCAGGATCCCGCCGAACTACCTCGTTGGCATGGTCGATGAGCTGCTGAATCCGCCGTCTGCAGCGGCCACGTCGTACGGCAAGCCGCCAACCGCACCGATTCAGATCCGCAAACCGACTGGCATGGACCCGAAAGGCACGGACGAGAGCTACGCGGAATACGACGCCCGCATCGCTGCTGCCGAGGCTGCGCGCCGGAAGGGCTCGAACCCATGACCAACCACCACCCGGCGAAAGCCGAAACCAATCCGCGCGCCAGCGCATAACGACAGGGTTCCGAAAATGTACAAAACGATAAGCGTTGAAGTGGAAGTCGATCTCGATGATTTCGACACTGACGACCTGGTGGAAGAGCTCGAATCCCGAAATGTCACGGCCGGCAGCAGCATGTCGCAGGAGGCTGCGATCAGCGCCCTCAGCGAGCTGCACTACGCCCTGAAATTCGGCTTGAACGACAAGGCGCTTGAGCTGGCGCGCCGCTACGTCAACGACCAGCTCGGTGTGGCGCTCTAACCTGCGCGCCGGCCAGCACATCATCCGAAAAAAGTAGAGGTCCGATATGTTCCCACTCCAAAACGCTAGCATCACCAGCACCACCGAAACGACGATGTCGAGCCGCGAGATCGCCGACCTGGTCGAGAAGCGTCACGACAACGTGCTGCGCACCATCGAAAACCTGGCGGCGCGCGGCACGATCACACTTCCTCAATTTGAGGAAGTCTTGAGCGACGGCCCGGGCCCGCGCGCCATCGGCCAATACCGGATCGGCAAGCGCGATTCGTACGTGGTGGTCGCGCAGCTGTCGCCCGAGTTTACCGCGCGCCTGGTCGATCGCTGGCAAGAGCTGGAAGCGCAGGCGCTGGCGCTGGCCGTCCCGCAGTCGTTCGCCGCGGCGCTGCGCCTGGCCGCCGAGCAGCAGGATCTGATTGAGGTGCAGGCCGAGATGCTCGCCGCCGCCGCGCCGGCTGTCGAGTTCGTCGAGCGCTATGCCGATTCAACCGGCACGAAGGGTTTCCGTCAGGTGGCGAAGCTGCTGCACGCGAAGGAAAACGAATTTCGCGAGTTCCTGCTCGACGCGAAGATCCTGTACCGCCTGGCCGGCGAGCTCACCCCGCACGCGCATCACATCGACGCCGGGCGCTTCTGCGTCAAGACCGGCACGGCGCAGATCAGCGGCCACGCCTACAACGCTGCGCGCTTCACTCCGAAGGGCGTGACCTGGATTGCGGGCGAGTGGGCAAAGCACCAGGTGGCGCTGCGCCAGCGCGCCGGCGCCGAGGTCGCAGCATGATCGACAACATCAACCTGATTTTCGGTGACAGCGTTGCCTGGATGCGTGAGCTCCCGGACGCTTGCGCGGACGCCTGCATCACCGATCCGCCATATGGCGACACCAGCTTGGCCTGGGACCGCCAGGTTGAGGGCTGGCTGCAAGAGGCCGCGCGCCTGCTCAAGCCTGATGCCTCGATCTGGATATTCGGCAGCATGCGCTTCCTGGCGCCGTTGTTCGCGCAAATGGACGCCCTGGGTTTTAAGTACAGCCAGGACATCGTGTGGGAAAAGCAGAACGGCACCGGCTTTCACAACGACCGATTCCGCCGCGTGCACGAACACGCCGTGATGTTCTATCGCGGCGCCTGGGCTGATGTGCGCCACGAAACGCAGTACACCAACGACGCCACGGCCAAGACGGTACGGCGCAAGACCAGGCCGGCCCATACCGGCCACATCGAGCGTGGGCACTACGTCAGCGAAGACGGCGGCCCAAAGCTGATGCGCAGCGTGCTGTATCAGCCGAACGAGCACGGCAAGGCGCTGCACCCGACCCAGAAGCCAGTGGAGCTCGTTCTACCGCTGGTTCGCTATTCGGTGGCGCCGGGCGGCGTAGTGCTCGATCCATTCATGGGTTCGGCCAGCATCGGCATGGCCGCGCGCATCGCGGGCTGCGGCTACATCGGTATCGACGACGACCCGCGCCACTTCGCCACCGCTGAGCGTCGCATGGCGGGCCCGCTCGAAAGCGTGGCGTCAGCTCAATCAACCCTGTTCGCCGCATGAACACCGCCCACGACCCCTGCGCCATGTGCGAGCGCTACACCCTGAATCGCCCAAACCTTCCTGCCGGCCACGGCTGGTGCACTGCCTGGGAGCGGGTAACGCCCTGGGACGGCCAGATCGGCGTGCTGTTCAAGGAAGCGCGCGACTGGGCGCCGCGTGCGCGGTATGTGGCGCAGCAGCAGGACAAGACCATCAACGAAGCAGAGAAAGCGACAGCATGACGAATCTCGTAAAGCGCCTCGCGCGCAACACCACCGGCCGCGACATCATCGTCGGCGACGTGCACGGCTGCTTCACAAAGCTTCGTGAGGCGCTGGATGCAATCCGCTTCGACGACAGCGCGGGTGATCGCCTGATCCACGTGGGCGACCTGGTCGACCGTGGCCCGGAATCCGCCTGGGTGGTGGAATGGCTGGCGCAGCCGTGGGTGCACTCTGTCGCCGGCAACCATGAAGACATGGCGATCCGTTGGCCGAACGGCAACATGGAGAGCGGCAATTATCACGCCAACGGCGGCAGCTGGATGATTGCGCTCGATCGCGAAACCCAGCGAGAGGTGGCCGCCACGCTGTCGGCGCTACCAATCGCGATCGAGCTGGAAACGGAGGACGGCCTGGTCGGCGTCGTGCACGCTGAGTGCCCGATTTCACCCTGGGCCGACTTCACATCGATGCTCGAAGACCCGAAGCTGTCCAACGGCAAACGCCAGGGCCTGATCGACGCGTGCCAGTGGGCGCGCACGCGGATCCAGATGGGAGGCGACAGCATCATCGCCGGCGTGCGCGCCGTTGTGGTCGGCCATACCCCGATGCGCAACATGACTAGCCTGGGCAACACGCTGTTCATCGACACCATCGGCTGGCGCCCGATCGGCCACTTCACCCTGATTGATGCGGCCACGCTGCGCCCGGCGAGGGTAGCATGATTCGATCCGCTCCCATCGCCCGCACTGGCACCCTCAAGCAGGGCAAGCCGCTGCAGCGCAAGACACCGATGGCGCGCGGTACCGGCTTCAAGTCGGCCGTCGCTGGCGCTGGGCTGCTGCGTGTCGCCGCCGTGCAGCTCGCCCGCAAGCCGATGAAGAAGTCCCGCGCCAAGTCGACGCCGGCCCGGCGCGCCGCGCGCGGCCGCGACTGCACGCTGATGCTGCTGGGCGTGTGCAACCGCAACCCGGCCACGACGGTGCTGTGCCACTCCAACCGCCTGGCGGACGGGAAGGGCATGGGCCTGAAGGCGCCGGACAGTACCGCGTGCTTCGGCTGCAGTGACTGCCACGACGTGCTCGACGGCCGGCGCCCGCTGCCGGGCTGGATGACGCGCCAGCAGCTCGACGACACGTTCGACCGCGCCGTCACCATCACCCAGGAACAACTCAAACAGGAAGGACTTATCGCATGATCGTCGCGTTCAACATTCCTGGCCAGCCGGTGGCCAAGGGCCGGCCCAAGTTCGCCCGGCGCGGCGCGCACGTCGTCGCCTACACGCCGGCGGCCACTGTCAGCTACGAGAACCTGGTGAAGATGGCGGCTACGCTGGCGATGCGCGGCGTCGAGCCGACGGCCGGGCCGGTGGCGCTTTCGGTCAGCCTCAGCATGCAGATCCCGGCGAGCTGGTCGAACAAGCGGCGCGCGCTGGCCGCTGCCGGCTCGATTGCGGCCACGAAAAAGCCCGACGCTGACAACGTGCTCAAGGGGATCAAGGACGGGTGCAACGGGATCATCTGGCGCGACGATGCGCAGGTAGTGCGCATCGTGCTGGAGAAGCGGTATTCGGAGAGGCCTGGTGCGTGTGTACAGGTGGCTGTATTGGATGGGGAGGCGGCGTAATACGTCGCTGGTCGAATGCTTACGCGCGGGCTTTGCGGACTTCGGCATCCAATAACGTAAAGAGCTCATCGAGTTCAAGGTACAGGCTATCGAAAGGATTCCCGCTCTGATCCCATACATCGGAGGCTGGCAACATCGCATGGGGCTTGTTATCCAACTTAGAGGCGACGTATCCAACCGCTGTCTCTATTCCAGTAAATGACCCCGACATGTCCGTTATGCGATCAACAATGTGCGCCGGAAGGTACGTGTAAATATCGCGGTCGTACAGAGCCTCATATCGCTTGAAGAAGAGGGTAGAAGTTGCGGTGAGCGCAGCTAGTGGGCGACCGCCCTCAGTCATAAAGTTTTTGATAAAGGTAACCCGGCCTCTAAGGTCATTTACTACTGCTAGCGTATGGTTGAAGGAGCGCCCTTTTTCGTCGCGCACCTGCTCCCTGCGCTGCTGGTATGGGACCCATATGGCAATCGCAATGCCCGCCGTTGCACCGATGGCCTGAACCCAGCCCGCCACGTCGGACGAGCCAAGGCCGCTTACCATCAGCGCTCGCGTAAGGCCTGCAGATAGAAACGCGCATGCAACGCCACCAGCGATAGCACCGGCATACTGCTTAAGCGATATATTTTTCATGCCCCATCGTACTGAGGCATTGCGCGTTAGGCAACATCAAGCCTGAGTATCTGTCGTAAAAATGCATTTCGAAATTAATTCAATCCGGAAATTTCTTGACCGCCCATGCTACGCTCGCTGGGTCGTCTTTCGGAGAACCTCATGACTACCGCTGCACTCGGCTTTTTCAATGCCCCAACCTACCGCCGAGTTCGCAAGGCAGAGGCACCTGTTCAACACTTCGTGAAGGCCGATGGCCTCGATACCTGCCTGGCCTGCTGGAGGGACTGGATGACCGGTGACCAAGACAAGGATCTGGGCATGAAGACGATGCGCGGCCTCTCTGGTGAGGATGGTGGCGCGCATGATATCCACGAGGCGCAACAACGGGCCGATATCCGCATTAGCGAAGCTACTGACGCGATGATCAACAGCCTTTGTCGCGTCCACATTTGGGCAATCTATCGGGCATGCAGTATTTCGAGTGCATGGCGGTTTCCTAATATCGACGTAGTTGCAGCCGCTACGGAAGCTAAAGAGGAATTGGAAAAAAAGCTTCGGGCGAATAGTTGTACGGCGGTCCTTTTTTATTAGTTAAAATCCTTATTTTATTGGAAGTTGACTATGGACGATCTGATAACATCATTCAAGGCGCATCTCTACGATCGCGTTACAAGTCCCCTGTTGTCATCCTTTCTTATATCGTGGGTCCTGTGGAATCACCGGCTCTTCGCCATACTGATTTCGTCTGATTTAAAAATTCTTGAAAAGTTTTACTACATTGACCACAAGCTTTATCCAGGGGTGGCTGAACTATGCTTGCATGGCATGCTGTGGCCCTTGCTCAGTGCATTGCTTCTCATTTTTGCTTATCCAATTCCAGCGCGCTGGGTATATGAGTACGTGCGGAAAGAGCAAAAAGCGCTGAAGCAAATTCAGCAGCGGATCGAAGAGGAAACGCTGTTGACCGTTGAGGAGTCCAGGAAGCTGAGGGCATTGATGCGCGATGCTGCCCGGTCTTTTGAAGAGGAAATTCAAGAGCGGGACATCGAAATACTGAGTCTGAAAAAAGAGGTTGCGGAATCGAGGGCGCCAACTGCAAATGAAATAGTTGCAGACAATGCCTCCACAACGCCGGCTGACGTCCGAGGTATTGTTCTGTCGCTGAGTCAACTAGAAGTCCTTGAAAAAGTTGCAGACAGTGACGTCATTAGAGACACTGCATTGCGGCACGAACTGCGAGCTTCAAGCGATTTCCTCAGATATCAATTTGACATCGACCAGCTACTTGAGAACAAGCTGATCATGGCTACGAGTGTCGACGGCGACAGAGTGTTTGCAAGCACTGCTACAGGTCGCGCACTACTTATGCGAACGAAGCAAGGCCGCGAAACAGTGGTTGCACTTCCTAGGTAATTAATCTATATTGGCGGTTCAGGCGGTATTTCCACGCCCAAAGAAAAGCCCGAACTGTTAAACGTTCGGGCTTTTTGCATTAGCGGTCTACTTTGCAGATAGCTCTGAGGCACGCCGTCTCGCCCACGTACGGGCCACAGATTGATGCGGTCGTAGCTAAATGGTAAGCTTGTAAATACCAGATAGCCGCGGGTGAGAGCCCCGCCGTCCGCTCCCTTTTCCAGTCCTGTGCCAACAGGATCTTTGCCGCCCCTCGCATCCGTGCGCCGGGCGGCTTTTTTTTCGAGGTGCGGTATGCACATGAGCGTCGAGAGCGAGCTGGATTGGCTGCGGTACACCGTGCAGCGCCGGCGCGAGCAGGCCGCAGAAGGGATTGGCGGCGCATGACCACTGCTACCTGCTATCGCCAACAGATCGTCCGCGCGGTCACTGGCAGCCGGCCGTCGATCACCTGGACGGTCACCAACAGCGGCGCTCTTGATCGGATCTGCGCGCGCTTAGTCGAGGCTGAGCGCGCTGCCGAGATCTTGCAGGCGAAGGGCTATGGCAAGCCGGGCCTTCTGCTGCACGAGGTGGCTGCGCTGGTGCCTGGCATCAAATGAAGCTGACCGCCCTCAAGTCCCGACTGCAATCGGCAGCGCCGCGCGTCGCCACCCTGACCGCACACCCCGGCGTCGTGGTTGAACGCAAGCGCGGCTATGCCGGAGTTCTGGATCGGAAGCGCATCCGCGCCCGCGACTGCAGCCTGTGCCAAGAGTGCAAGCGGCAGGGCCGCACAACCATCGGCCATCCGGTCGACCACATCAAGCCCTTGTGGGCTGGAGGCAGTGACGATGACAGCAATAAAGAAACTCTTTGCGTACCTTGCCACGATCGCAAAACAGCGATCGAAGCCAAGCAGCGCGGTGCCGGATATTGAAGCGCAGGTAGCGCGGCTGACGTTGCTGCCCGGTGATGCGATCGTAATCTCAACCGAGAGCCATCTGACGCGCGACCAGGCAGATCATATCCGGGCGATGGTGCGTCGTCCGCTGTGGGCCGATGTCAAGGTGCTGGTGCTGTCTGGCGGGCTCGCGATGACGGTGCTGCGACAGGGCGACTCGAGCACTGACGACTGGCTCACGCCCGTCTGCCTCGCCGTCGACCATCGCGCCCCGCCGCCCGCGCCGCCGCCTCCGCCCACGCGGTCGGTGCGCTGCCCATAGGGGGGCGGGTCAAAAGTCTGGACCCTCTTTGGTCAGACACCGACTAGTTCCGCACGCACAGAAAAAATCCCCCTTGGAGGAAATTGTTAATGGCTTTAACAGGCAAAAAGCGAGCCTTCGCCGATGCCGTTTTGGCCGGGCTCTCCAATAAGGAAGCGGCAATTCGCGCCGGCTTCAGTGAAAAAACGGCATCGGCTGCCGGGTCTCGAAATGTTAAAGACGCGGATGTTAAAGCCTACCTGGATCAGCGCTGCCAGCCGACGGCAGTCGCAGGCCCGAGGGCGTCGCCCGCGCCAGGCCCCGGCGACGACGCAATCGAAATTCCTCCAACCGAAGACCCGGTCGAATTCCTGACCAAGGTCATGAACGAGCCGGCGGCAGATTTGCGGCTACGAATCGACGCGGCCAAAGCGATGCTGCCGTTCAAGCACAAGAAGCTGGGCGAGGGCGGCAAGAAGGATCTCAAGGCTGACGCGGCCAAGACGGCTGGTGGCGGCAAGTTCTCGCCTACCGCGCCTCCGAAGCTGGTCGCCGCTGGCGGAAAGAAGGTCTAAATGCCCGAATGGACAACTGCCTGCCCTGATTGGGCGGCACGGCTGCGCGCGGGCGAATCGATCATTCCTCCGCCGATCTTCCCGGAGCAGGCCGAGCACGCGCTGGCCATCTTCCAGCAGCTCAAGATCGTGGACGCGCCGGGCAGTCCAACATTCGGAGAGTGCTGCGCCGAGTGGGTATTTGACTTGGTGCGCTGCATCTTTGGTGCATATGACGCCGAGAGCGGCCGGCGCCTGATCGTTGAATTCTTCGTGCTGCTACCGAAGAAGAACAGCAAGAGCACCGTCGCGGCGGGGATCATGCTGACCGCTCTGATCCTGAACTGGCGGCAGTCGGCTGAATTCTCGGTGCTGGCGCCGACCGTCGAGGTGGCGAACAACGCCTACACGCCGGCGCGCGACATGGTGCAGAAGGACGCCGAGCTCGACGACCTGATGCACGTGCAATCGCACGAGAAAAAGATTACCCATCGGGAGAGCAACGCGATCTTGAAGGTGCTGGCAGCAGACCAGAACACGGTCGGCGGCAAGAAATCGGTCGGCACTCTGGTCGACGAGTTGCACCTGTTCGGCAAGATGCCAGCTGCGGAGAACATGTTTCGTGAAGCCCTGGGCGGCCTGGCGTCGAGGCCGGAAGGTTTCGTGATCTGGCTGACAACTCAGTCCGACGAACCGCCGGCGGGTGTGTTCAAGCAGAAGCTGGAGTACGCACGCAAGGTTCGCGACGGCGAGATCATCGACCCGGCTTTCGTGCCGATCATCTTCGAGCACCCGCCTGAAATGGTGGCGTCTGGCGATTGCCTGCTGCTCGAGAATATGGCGATGGTGAACCCCAACATCGGCTTCTCGGTCGACCAGGTTTTCCTCGAGCGCGAATTCACCAAGGCACAGCAGGCCGGGCCGGAGTCGCTGCGCGGATTCATGGCGAAGCACGCCAACGTCGAGGTGGGCATGAATCTGCGCAGCGACCGTTGGGCAGGGGCTGAATTCTGGCAGGCCGCTACAGACCGGACTATCACACTGGACTCGCTACTCGAGCGGTCGGAGGTGGCCGTCGTCGGCATCGACGGTGGTGGCCTGGATGACTTGCTGGGTCTTTCGGTGCTGGGCCGGGAGCGCGACACCGGCAGATGGCTGCTTTGGTGCCACGCTTGGGTGCACGAGATCGCGCTCGAGCGCCGCAAGGAAATCGCGCCGCGGCTACTCGACTTCCAGAAGGATGGTGACCTCACCATCGTCAAGCGCCCAGGCGACGACGTCATGGCCGTGGCCGACCTGATCTGCAAGGTTCGCGACTCGGGCCTGCTGCCGGACGAGAAGGGCATTGGCGTCGACGCCGCCGGCATTGGCGACATCGTCGACGAGCTGATCACCGAAGAGCGCGGCATCGACATGAAGCAGATCGTCGCGATCTCGCAGGGCTACCGATTGAACGGTGCGATCAAAACCACCGAACGCAAGGTTGCCGGTGGCGAGCTGGTGCACGGCGGACGCCCAATGATGGCCTGGTGCGTCGGCAACGCCCGAGTCGAGGACAAGGGCAACGCCATCCTGATCACAAAACAGGCCAGTGGCAAGGCCAAGATCGACCCGCTTATGTCCGCGTTCAGCGCGGTCTCGCTGATGGCGCTGAACCCTGTAGGGGAGGCGGCGCCGGAAATTCACGTATTGGACTTTTAATGACCGGGCAATTGTTGAACCTGAAGAAGACGCCGCACACATCGCGCGTGCTCGACTCCTGGATGGCCGGTCGCGATGGCGCTGCAGAGCGCGTTGGCATCGTGGCGTTGGGCGAGAACTCCAGCGGCAGCATGTCGATGGGTGAGCTGGCCAACCTGCTGGGCGCTGCTCACCGGTCGTCGTCCGGATCGACCGTGACGGCCGAAACCGGCATGCGAGTGTCGGCCGCCTACGCCTGCATGGCGCTGATCGCCGGCGCCATTGCCACGCTGCCGATCGGCATCTACGAGCGCAAGGGCAACGATCGCGACTCGGCGAACCATGATTACTGGTGGATGCTGAACGAGCTGGCCAGTGATGGCTGGACGTCGGCCGCTGCCTGGGAGGCGATCATCCTTTCGAAGCTGTCGCATGGCGACGGCTTCGGCGAATGGATCCGCCCGAACTTCTACAGCAACAAGGTGTCGGGCTGGCGGCCGCTGCCGCGTCACACCGTCTGTCCATTCAAGGATGGCGACGTGGTGCGGTACCGGATCACCCCCGACAACAAGCCGGCGTATGTACTGGACCGGGCCGATATCATCCACCTGCCGAGCCTAGGGTTCGATGGGCTGACCAGCCCGAGCCCGCTGACGTATGCAGCCCTCGAGGCGATCGGCACTGCCCTGGCCGCCCAGGAGTACACCGGCCGGTTCCTCGCTGGCGGCGGCAATTTCGATTACGCACTGCAGACTGCGTCGAAGCTGGACAAGGCGCAGCTGGAGCAGCTCAAGGCGTCGCTGATCGCGCGCGCGCAAAACGGTGGGCGCGGCCCGCTGATCCTGTCGGGCGGCCTGGCGCCGGCCCAGTTGAGCGTGAATTCGAAGGATGCCGAGATTCTGGCCACGCGCCTTTTCACCGTCGAGGAAATCTGCCGCATCTTCGGCGTGCCGCCCACGATGGTCGGTCACGGCGGCGCGGTGTCGAACTGGGGTACTGGTGTGGCGCAGCAGGGTATGGGCTTCGTCCGATACACGCTGCAGCGGCACCTGACGCCGATCCAGCAAGAACTGAACACTAAGCTGTGGCCAGTTCGCGAGCGGTACTTCGTCGAATACATCACCGCGGCGCTCGAGCGCGGCGATCTGAAGGCGCGGTATGACGCATACCGCATCGCCCTCGGCCGCGCCGGCGAGCAGCCGTTCATGGATGCGGACGAGGTCCGCCGGCTGGAGAACATGCCGCCAAACACAAAACTGAAAATGAATGGAGGCACCAGTGTCGAAAAGCCTGACCAAGCTCCTGGCGAGCAACAAGAAGCGTCCTGAGCGCGTACCGCAATCCAGGATCGTGGCCAAGGCCGACGAGGTCGAGATCTACATCTACGACGCGATCGTGTCGGACGAGGAAACCGCCTACTGGATGGGCGGCGTCTCGGCCGAGGCGCTGGTGCCGCAGATTCGCGACATCAAGGGCGGCACGATCCACCTGCGCATCAACAGCCCGGGCGGCGACGTGTTCGCAGCCCAGGCCATCTGCCAGGCCATCCGTGACACCGGCGCCAAAGTCGTCGCGCACATCGATGGCTACGCGGCAAGCGCCGCCACCGTCATCGCCACTGCGGCCGACGAGGTCGAGATCGCCGACGGCGGCTTCTACATGATCCACAACGCCTGGACCTGGGCGATGGGCAACGCGAACGACATGACGTCGACCGCGGGCCTTCTCTCGAAAATCGACGCCTCGCTTGCTGGCCAGTACGCCAAGAAAAGCGGCATGTCGGTAGAAGACCTGCGCGCCGCAATGGATGCCGAAACCTGGTACACCGCCGACGAAGCCGTCGCTGCGGGCCTCGTCGATCGCATCGCTGCAGGCAAGAAGGTCGAATCGTCATGGGACATGAGCGCTTACGCGCACGCGCCGAAGCCTGCGCAGCCCCATCCCGACCAGGTCGACCCGGTCGCCACCGAAGAGCACCGCGCGCGCCAACATCAGCGCATCGCCACGATGGTCCGCCTCCAAGTTAGCTGACGCTCTCGCGCCACTAAGCCAGCCACCTCCGGGTGGCTTTTTTTATGCCCAACGGCCGCGAGAGCGGACCACCCCCTTCGAAAGGTTTTACATGACCAAGCTCGCAGCCCTGCGTGCACAACGCGACACCGTGGCCCGCAAGGTTCACGATCTGAACAACAAGTACCCGAATGACCAGCGCATGCCGGCCGCCGAGGCTGGCGAGCTGGACAAGTTCCTGGCCGAAGTCGAAGCAATCGACGTCGAGATTGCGCGCGAGAACCGCATCGCCCAGCTGGCCGGTGAGAATCCTGACCGCCAGCATGACGACTCGGTGAATGCCGCGTACCGTGCAGGCGCCGGCGCACCGAACGAATCGGCGGCACTGCGCGCAATGCTCACCGGCGGCGTCGCGGCGCTGTCGGCAGAGCAGCGCTCGGCTATGCAAGCCCGTGTCAATCCGGACATTCGCGCGGCGATGTCGACCACGGTCGGCACGGAAGGCGGCTATACCGTGGCCACCGAGTTCAGCCGCACGCTGATCGAAGCGATGAAGGCATCGTTCGCCGTCCGCTCGGTTGCCACCGGCATCCAGACCGCCACCGGCGCGCAGATGCTGTTCCCGACTGCTGATGCAACGTCGGAAGAGGGCGAGATCGTCGGCCAGAATGCCAAGGTTACGGCGCTGGACACCACGTTTGGCCAGGCCTCGCTCGATGTCTTCAAGTATTCGTCGAAGTCGATCGCGCTGCCGTTCGAGCTGATTCAGGATTCGATGTTCAACGTGGAAGCGTACATCACGAACCTGCTGAATTTGCGCATCGGCCGGATCCAGAACCGCCATCACACGCTCGGAAGCGGCAGCGGTCAGCCACGCGGCCTGCTGACGGCTGCCGTCGCTGGCAAGATCGCCGCTACCGGCGGTGCGACGACCGTGAAGTACGAAGACCTGGTCGACCTGGAACACTCGGTCGATCCGTACTACCGCGCCAGCGGCAAGTGGATGATGCACGACACCTCCCTGGCCGCAATTCGCAAGATCAAGGACGACAACGGCCGTCCGATCTTCGTGCCAGGCTACGAGTCCGGCACGCCTGGCGGTGCCCCTGACCGCCTGCTGGGCCGCGAGATCATCATCAACCAGCACATGCCGGCGATGGCTGCGAACGCGAAGTCGATTCTGTTCGGTGACTTCAGCAAGTATCTGGTGCGCGACGTGATGGACACCACGCTGTTCCGCATGACCGACAGCGCGTTCACGCTCCAGGGTCAGGTCGGCTTCGTCGCCTTCTGCCGTTCGGGTGCCAACCTGATCGACGTCGGTGGCGCGGTGCGCTACTTCCAAAACTCGGCTACCTGATTGTAGTCAGCAGCCGGCGCAAGTCGGCTGCCTCACCTGGAGAACAACATGGCAGACGCCAAAAAAATCAAAGCGCGCGTGCTCACCGCCTGCGCCCTCGGCCAACCAAACGACGTTGTCGAGATCGACGCGGCCGAAGCCAAAGTGCTCGTCGACGTGGTCGACACCGACCCGAAGGCCGTGGCTTACGCGGAAACGCTGGCAGCCGAGCAGTAACCCGGGCAGACCGCGATGACCCACCTGCACATGGCCCGCGAGGTCTCGACGATCCGCGTGTACTCCGCGCCGGGCGGCTACGAAGCGCGCCGCGCGTACGACGGGATCATCACGGTCACCCACCTGACAAGCAGCACCGTGTATGTGCACGGCGCCGTCGGCAAGATCGACCGCGCGACGCATGCACGCGCACTGAACATGCTCCGCGAACTCGGCGTCACCACGGTGATGTACGAGCGGCGCGGGCAAATGAAAACAATAGATCTGCGCTGAAGAATTAACAAGGGACACAGATGCCGTTCAATCTCACCGCCGTAAATCCGACGTACAACGCATCCAGTAAATTCGGCCAGAGTTTGAACGGGGGTTATGCGTACACATCGACGCCCCTTCTCACAGCGTACCCATATACCCTGCGCGCGACTGTCAAAGCCATCGCCAGCGGCGCGGTCGAGGTGGCCGCCGGCCAGGCCGGCTTCGGCTGGTTTGGTAAAGGCGCCGACAACACCGCGTTGGCGCACTACGGCTTTGGCACTGATGTGACCCTCGCTTCGTCGGTCAACATTGCCGATGGCAATTGGCACGAGCTGGAACTGTGTGTAAGTGCCAGTGGCGGCACGCTGTTCGTCGATGGCACGCCTGTCGCCACATCGGCAGTCGTGACGACACCCGTATCGAACCGCTATTTCGGTGCTCGGGCGTTCTTCAACACCCCCGGCAGCTCGACCCCTGGCTTTACCTGGGCCGGCGAGATCGATCAAGTGGCAGTGTTCAGTTCTGCGCAGCACGCGTCCGCCTACACGCCATCGACCGCTGCTATGACCGGGTCTGAGGCCGACTTGGTCGCGCTTTATGCCTTCCCGAACAATGTGAACGACACTGCAGGCGCCGGCTCGGTTCCCCCAGTCGAAATCGCTTATAACAACTCGAGCATCTTCTATTCCCCTTCGAACTGGGATGATCGCGGCACATTCATGAGCAGTGCGAACCCGGGCGCATACGCGCGCGTGGCATTTTCGGGAACGAGCGTGGGCGTCAAGGTGGACGTCGCGGCAATGGCCGCAGCCAATCTGCCAGCGGCAAGTTATCCGATCGTCCGCACTGTGATCGACGGAGTATCGTTTGTCGATACTCAACTTACTACCGCAGGGGCGACGATCACTCGATCGGGCTTGGCTGCTGGTGCGCACACACTGGACGTCTATTTCCTTGCTGCCGACATCAACAATGGCGATCGGTGGGCCACGCCGGTCAATGCGGTGCGCATTGCTGGCTTCACGCTGGACGCAGGCGCGACGGTGTCGGCAGTCTCCAAGCGAGGCAAGTCGGCTCTGTTTTTCGGCGATTCGATCTGGGAGGGGTATCTGGCAGCCGGCACGGTGACCACGCAGCCAGTCGGCAATAACTGTCTGCTAACGACCGTCCCAGGCCTGGCGAAGGCATTCGACGCTGAATACGGCACGATCGCTTTCAGCGGCCAAGGCTACCAGGCAACCGGCAACAACGGCGCCGTCGCCTTCCCGTCGGCATACGCCTCGCACTCGTCGGGCCGGTCACGCCTCGTTGCAGGCCTGTTCTCGCCCGCGCCAGATTACATTTTCGTGCAGCACGGGACGAACGGCACGACCACGCAAGCCGACGTGCAGGCCATGATCACAAACCTCCGCGCCGCCGCGCCGAACGCCCGAATCCTGATGCTGATCCCGACCAACGGTAAAGCACGCGCGCAGATCACGGCGGCTGTCGCTGCAGTGGCGAGCGCGGCCGTGAGCCTGATCGACATCGGGACTGGCTATGCCGCTGGTATTGGCGCGTTTGGCGGCGGCGCAAATCTTTATTCACTCGATGGGTTGCATCCAAATCCATTGAGCAACGCATTGGTCGGCGCCGCAAATGTGAAGGCAGTGCAAAGCGCGCTGGCAACGGCGATACCGCCCACGCTGACCGCGCGCACGGTGTCGATAGCCTTGGCCAGCGGCAGAGATGCGAACGGGAACGCGATTCCTGCTGCGAATTTAGCGAACCTGCGTGTGTCCTTCCACGATGAGCCCAGCCCTGACGTAACTACGGTGCCTCGCTTTCAAACGGCGAGCGAGACCACTGATGCGGCGGGAGTATTGACGTTTGTCGTGAATTCGACGCTCTCTGCTGGCGGCACCGGCCACCTCACGGTGCTGGGCGCTTCCAACCTCCATTTCAACGGACCGGTGCAGGTAACCTGATGAATTATCTTGCTCCAGCCCTCGTCGGTGGCCGCGCGTACCTCGCGCCAGCCGACAGCGAACAAGTAATCATCCCGCCTGACCAGAGCAGTGTCGGCGCCTCGGCAGTTGCGGAATCGCGTCGGGTCGCATTCCCGGGTGGTACTCGGGTGGTGGCTTTTGGAACTGTGCCTGCCGCAGTGATACCGAACGCGCCTTACCTGCAAGGGGGGAAGTGGTGGTGCCAGAAACACCCGCTCGACGAACGGTACTGGGTGGCGAATATTACGGTCGATCTGGACGAGCGCAAGACCACTGCTGCGTCCGTCGAGGCGATCGCCGCCGGCGTGACGGTGCTCCAGCAGCCCGTCATCCAGGGCAAGCTGATTCCGGTCAAGCTGGGCGGCTTCAATGCCGCCACTGGCGCGGCCAACTTCTGCACGTTCCGCGTCACGTGCGCGAATGGCGAGCGGTTCGACCGCACGATCTGGTTCAAGCAGCAGGTGGGATCGTGGTCGCTCGACAAGGATGCGGACGACGAGAGCTACTTCGTGGCTGACATCAGCAACGACCTGGCCGACAGCAACACCACCGCCAGCGCGGTGCTGGCGCAGCCGGTGGGTGTGACCGTGCTGGTGGCGGCTGCGATCCAGGGCCCGCTGATCCTGGTGAAGCTGGGCGGCATGGACACCTTGCCGGCTGGCGTGAACTACTGCGACCTGCGCATCGACTGTGCAAACAGCGAGCGCTTCTACCGGACCATTCAATTTAACAGGGTGGACAACTGATGATCGATGCATCGCTACTGCCGAGCGTGCCGAACACCGAGCTGCTGAAGCAGCAGGATGCGGCCGCTGTCGAATACGCGCGCGCGCCGGCAGCGCCTGGCGCGCCGCACGGCGCCGGCCGCCCACCAGCCACACAAGGAACGACCCGATGAGCCTGCGACTGATCACCCCACCCGTGGCGCTGGCCGTGTCGCTGGAAGCTGCGCGCCTGTCGGCACGGCTGGACGGGCCCGAGGCCGACGTCGAGCTGCGCCAGGTCATCGGCCAGCACACGCGCGATGCCGAGCACGAGACGGGTCGCGCGCTGGTGCAGCAGACCTACCGGCTGACGCTCGATGCTTTCCCGCCGGCGTTCCGGCTCGAGCATCCGCCGATCCTGGCTGTCGAGCACATCAAGTTTTACGACGCCAACGGCGTGCGCCAGATCCTGCATCCGGACGACTACTTGGTCGACAACGAAAGCGAGCCAGGCTACATCGTGCCGGCGCCGGGCCGAGGCTGGCCGGCGACGCAGGCGCGCATCAGCGCAGTCGAGGTGCAGTACTCGTGCGGCTACGGCGTCGACGATAGCACCGTGCCCGACGAGATCAAGGGCTACATCCTGGGCAAGGTCGCCGAGCACTTCGCGCCGGCTGGCACGCCGAAGAGTGAGTTCCTGGGCGGCCTGCTCGATCGCGCGCGGGTGTACGCATGATGAACGATCGGATCACCCTGCAGCGGCCAGGTCCGGACACCGGCAAGCTGCGGGCGCCCCAGGTCTGGGAACTCATTGCCACTGTCTGGGCGCACGTGCTCTTTCCGAGCGGCGCCGAAGTGGTGCGCGCTGGCGCCGAGGTTTCGATCGTCAAGTGCTCGATCCGGATCCGCGCCCGTGCGGACATCAATACTGCGGCGCGCGTGCTGTTCAAGGGGGCGGCCTACGACGTCGAGTCGGCGCTGCCGGATGGGCGCGACTCCCGCTTCATGTTCTTGGTGTGCAAGGCGGTCACATGATCCAGTTCGACGCATCGGCGCTGATGGCCGCAATGCAGCAGACCGTTGATCAGGTGGCCGCCTCGATCGACGAGGAAGGGTTGCGCGCCGTCGGCTTCTCGGGCGCCGAACCGTTTCGAGAGGAAGCGAAGCGCAATGCGCGCGCACGCGCCAAGACCTACACCATCCACAACAACATCATCGTGAAGCGGCTCGATGAAGAATCGGACGGCGCGCGCCGCCAGGTCTACCTGGTCACGGTGCGGGCCGGCGCGTACGGTGGGGGCGACGCGTTCTACTGGCGCTTCGTCGAGCGCGGCCACAAGTTCGTGCCGCGCAACAAGAAGGTCAGTAAGAAGACCGGCAAGAAAATTGGCTGGGAAGCGCACCGCCGCGCGGCCGCGCTCGAGTACGGGACGGCCAGCGCGCCGGCCTATCCATTCATGCGCCCAGCGTACGAAAGCAAAAAACAGGTATCCGTCGACGCCATGACGCGCACGCTGACCGAGCAGATCACAAGGAACTCCCGATGACCGCAGAAGACCATATCGATGCCGTGCTGGCGCACCTGGCGGACGGCCGCATCTTCCCCGACGTGGCGCCGCTTGGCACGCTCACCCCGTACATCACCTACCAGGCGGTGGGCGGCGAGCCGATGAACTTCCTGAGCGGTGACCGTCCGGACAAGCAGCACGTGCGCATCCAGGTCAACGTCTGGAGCGAGCGCCGCAACGAGGCGTCCGAGATCGGCATGCTGGTCGAGGACGCGCTGCGCTCTGCCGCCGAGCTGCAGGTCGAGGTCGCAAGCGGCCGCGTGGCCACGTACGACGAAGAAACCAATTTACGCGGGACCATGCAGGACTTCACGCTCTACTGTTGACCCGCTTCAGTTTTACCCACAAGCCGCCCCGAGAAATCCGGGCGGCTTTTTTCATGCCCGGCTTCCGGGCTTCACCCCTGAAAGGCCGATATGCAATTGCCAAATAACATCGCGTTCGCAGTAGCGTCCGCATTCGCCGCTGCCGTCAGCATCACCGCGATCACCAATGCCACCGAGGCCGTGGCCACCGCGACGAATACCTTCGCCGCCGGCGACTACTTCGAATACACCGGCGGCTGGAGCAAGGCCAACGGCCGCGTGTTCCGCGCGAAGGCGGCGTCGGGCACTTCGTTCACGTTCGAAGGCCTGGACACGAGCGACACCTCGCTGTTCCCTGCCGGCGCCGGTCTCGGTACCGTGCGCAAGATCACCACCTGGACTTCGGTCACCGGCGTGGTCAGCGCCGATATCGCCGGCGGCGATGGCAAAAACGTCGAAGTGCCGCTGCTGGACAGCGACATGCCGGTCATGCTGCCCGACGGCTTCACCGCAACCACCGTCACGCTGACGACCGCCGACGACAAGTCGCTGCCGCATCACGCCGCCCTGAAGAAGATCTCGGATGGCGTCGCGCTGACGTGCCTGCGCGGCATGATCTCGGGCGGCGGCGTGCTGCTGTACGCCGGCTACTGCTCGTTCAACGAGTCGCCGAGCTTGGCTAAGGGCAGTGTGATGGCGGTGAAGTCCGTCTTCTCGCTGCAGAACAAGGTCGTCCGCTACTGATCTGTGTTGCCAGCTGGCGCCGAATGGTCGGCGCTGGCCTTTTCCAAGCCCGCGGGGTAGCGCCTCGCGGGCCTTTTTTTATCCCCACCTGAGAGAAAAATATCATGGCAAAAGCAAAACTTACCCTGGCAGTCGCCGCTACCTTCAAAGCAACCGTGTCGATCCCGGTTGCGGGCGGCAAGTCGGCTGACGTCGAGTTCATCTTCAAGCACCGCACTCGCGACGACTTCAAGGAGTTCATGGAGACCCTGGCTGGCGCCGATGACGTCGATGCGCTGATGGACATCGCCAGTGGCTGGGACCTGGACGAACCGTTCGGCAAGGACGCTGTCGAGAAGCTGGTGCAGCGCTACATGGGCTCGGCTCGGGCCGTGCTCGACGTATACCTGGCCGAACTGACCGGCGCCCGCGCAAAAAACTAAGGGACGTTGCCACCGCCATGTACGAGGCCGTGCCCACCGACGCTGAACTAGCGACCGCGGGGATGACTCGAGATGAGGTGACAACGTCTGTCGAAATCTGGCCCGACAACGTGCGGGCCTACAACACCTTTTCCGGGCTGCGCAAGCAGTGGAATTTCGCTCCGATGGGCGGCCCGATCGGGTTGAACTTCCTCGTCGCCTACAGCCGGATGGACCGAATGGGACTGACGGTCGAGGAATACAACCAGCTGGATGAAGATCTCCAGGTGATGGAAGACGCAGCGCTCATGGCGATGCGAAGCTTGGATTGAATGCAGTGCCGCCGCCGGGCGGCTTTTTTATGGGCGGCGAATGAGCACAATCACCAACGAAGCAGTAATTAAGGTCACCGCAGACGCCTCTGGCGTCGAGGTTGGCCTGCGCCAGGTCGAAGCCGCCACCACGCGCACCGGGAAAAACCTGGAAAATCTTGGTGCTACGGCCCAAAAGGCGGGCAAGTCGATCGAGAACCTGGGCGGGTCGACAGGCCTGCGCACGGTGGGGGAAGGCGCGGGCACTGCAGCCGGCCAGGTCGACCGTGCGACCAGAAACATGGCTGATTCGATCCAGCGCGCCACGGCTACGATGAATGCCGGCGCGAAGGGAAGCTCGCAATATTATGCGGCGCTGGCCAACTCGCGCGGCTTGAACATGGACGTGCTGCGTCCATATCTCGACCAACTCGACGCTGTCGCGCGCAAGACGGCTCAAGCCGCGGCAGCGCAGCGTCAACTTAATGCCGGCAGTGATTTCCTCGCTGGCCTGCGCTCGCAGGCTGATGGGATCGGTAAAACCGCGTCGCAGCTAGCCGCATTGCGCGCCGAGCAGCTGGGCGTCGCTGATGACGCACGTCCACTGATCGAGCAGCTTCAGGCTGCGGAAGAGGCCGCCGGGAATGCAGGCAGTTCGATAAGCGGGTTCGGCGCGGCACTCGCCAGTGTGGCGTTTGGTGGCGGAATCGCCGCTGTCGCCGAGCTTTCGGACCAGTATGGCAAGTACCTGGCGCAGCTCAAGCTGGCCACGACCGGCCAGAGCGAATTTACGAATGCTCAGAACGCTGTGCGCAGCATCGCGACGTCAGCGCAGTCCGACCTGTCGGCTACCGCGTCGCTGTATGCGAACATCACCAAGAGCACGCGCGACTTAGGTCTCGCCCAATCCCAAGTAGCCGGCATCACCGAATCGGTGAGCCTGGCACTGAAGGTCTCAGGCGCGTCGACGGGAGAGGCATCGTCGGCAATCCTGCAGCTGTCCCAAGCATTCTCGTCAGGCGTGTTGCGCGGGGATGAATTCAATTCAGTCAACGAAGCTTCGCCGCGCCTGATGCAGGCGCTGGCCGATGGCATCGGTGTGCCTGTAGGCGCGCTGCGCGCGATGGCGGAGCAGGGGAAGCTGACTACTGCGGTTTTGGCCGACGCACTACCACGCGCGCTTGGCACGCTGCGTAATGAGGCGCGGTCGGTCGAAACTATCGGCGGTGCGGTCACCGTCCTCAAGAACAACGTGATGGAGATGGTTGGCGCCACCGCGCAGTCGAGCGGTGTTGTTGCCGCATTCTCGGGCGGCATCAAACTTCTTGCCGATAACCTGGTGCTGGTCGGCGGAGCCATGGCAACGGTCGCCGCTGTAAAGTTGGCGACCATGCTCGACGTGGCGGCAACGAAGACTTGGAATAACGTTGCGGCGAGCCGTGCGCTGGCCGCCACTAATCTCGCAACCGCCCAATCCAATGTTGTCGCTACGGCCGCGGCATCTGCGACGGCTGCAGCTCGAGTAAATGAATTGCGCGCTGCGGTGTTGGCCGCAGACGGAAACGTCGCTTTGGCGATCACGGCGAACGGTCTCGTTCCGGCGCAAGCGCGTGCTGCCGCTGCTGCTTCCGCGCATGCGGCTGCGTTGAGTGCTCAATCAGTTGCGGCGCGAGCCGCGTCGAGTGCAAGCGTTCTGGCTGGTGGCGCGATGGCAGCACTCGGCGGCCCGATTGGCGTGGTGACCCTTGCGCTTGGTGCCGCAGCAACGATCTGGGCAGTGTGGTCCAGCAAGGCGGATGAGGCAAATAACAAGGTCGTCCAGTCGACCGAAGAGTCCACTGCTGAAATGATCGTGCGGCTCGACGAGCAGATCGCCAAGCTGCGTGAGCGCAACGCACTGGCCGCCTCCGAGCCTCGCATCCGAGACTTGAGCGGTGTCAGTGAAGTGGATAAGGATGGCCTGGCACGCGCCAAGGCAGCACTCGACGCGAACAAAGCGGCGCAGGCGTCCGCGGGCACTGATGCACGAGCGCGGATGATGTTGCAGCTCGAAGAGGTCGAGCTGTCAGGTAAGTACGAGGCTGCGCTTGGTCGCGTGAAAGCGCTGCAGGGAGAGGTGGCCACCGCGGCATTGCGAACTCGCGGAGAGCGTCTGGATGAGTGGTACGCAAAGAACGGATCCGGCGCGCAGCGCCTAGCCGCAGAACTTGCTGAACTGAAAAAACAGTTCGGGGCCATCCCTCCGGAAATGGAGAAGCTGGTACGTGCGAAGTATGCGGATCCGGCTTCAGCCAAAGCGATCAAAAGCCAAGCAGCAGCCGCTAAGGAATATGCCGACCTGGTGGACCGCATCAACGGCAAGAGCGCAGGCGTCGATCCAGACTACCAGGACAACCTCCTCAAACTGTCAGCCGGTTATAGCGCCGGCAAACAGTCGCTCGAAGCCTATCGCGCTACCGTTGAGGCATACATCGCCCAACAGCCGTTCGCAAAACAGGCCGAGGAAGATCGTCTCCGCGCCTTGAAAGAGGTGAGCGACTTCCAGGACAGCTATTCGAAAGGCCTGGAAGCGACCAGTGGCATCTACGCAAAGCGCGGCCAGGACGCCGAGGCCGAAGCTGCGCGCAACGAGGAGCTGGCCAAGACTTACGGCTTGACCAAGTCGGCGGTTGAGCAGCTGGAAATCGCCGAACTCGAAGCGCAACTGACGCAGCGCGCTACCCTTGGCCTGCAGCTTGACCAGATCGAAAGCCTCGAGCAGCTGATCGATGCAAAGAAACGCAACGCATCGGCCGTCGCCGCGATGGAGCAGGTTGACGCAGCGAAGAAGGCAGCGGAAGAATGGAAGCGGGCGTCGGACTCGATCGAGGATTCGCTGACCGACGCGCTGCTGCGCGGCTTCGAATCGGGCAGCGGCTTCGGGAAAAACTTCGTCGAGACGATGAAGAACATGTTCAACACGCTGGTGCTGCGACCGGTAATTTCCGCCATCGTGAATCCAGTCGCCGGCACCGTCGCCGGAATGACGGGCAACGCAGGCGGCGCCGTCGGCTCGGCCGGTTCGAGCGCAGCAGGGTCGGCGATCAGCTCGGGTCTTGGCCTGAGTGGCACGCTGGGCGCAATCGGCGCAGGTTCGTTGCAGACGGCAGGCGCATTCCTGACGGGGCAGATTGGGTTCGGTAGCACGCTGAGCGCGGGCGCTGCGGCAATCGGCACCGGCAGCATGGCGGGCATTACCGCCGGCCTGTCATCCGTCGTCGGCGTGCTGGGCCCGATCGCGCTGGGCATAGGTGTCGCAGTGAAAGCGTTCGGGCGCGGCCCTAAGGAATACACCGGCGACCAGACGCTCAACGGCTCGCTTGGTGCTGGCGGCTTTTCAGGCACGATCGATGCCGAGTGGATCAAGAAGGGCGGCTGGCTCCGCAGTGACAAGGAGGGCTTCGACAAGAAAACGGTCGGCGCCGAAGTCTCGGCCAGCCTGACGTCGGCGTACGATGCGATCAAAGCATCTTCAGCTGATTTCGCTGACGTGCTCGGCCTGAACGCGGCCAGTATCGCCAGCCGTTCGCAGGCCATCAAAATCGCCCTGGGTAAGGACGATGCGGCGAACCAGGCCGCGATCGCCGAGTTCTTCGTCGGCGTGGCTAACACGGTGGCGGCGGAACTTCTGCCAGAAATCGGCAAGTTCCAAGCGCAGGGCGAGCAGGCTTCGGCCACTCTCCAGCGCCTGGCCGCGAACTTCAGCGCGGTCGACCAGATCCTTGCGGTGATGGGCGCGACGTCACAGGTCGCTTTCGGAGCCGTTGGCAAAGATTCGATCGAGGCGCGCGAGCGTTTGGTGGCGCTGGCCGGCGGCATTGAAGCGCTGGCGGAGAAGACCAACTTCTTCAACGACAATTTCCTGTCGCAGGCCGAGCGCATTGCAAAGGCACAGGGGCCACTCAACGATCAGCTCACGAAGCTTGGCTTTGCCGGCATCACGACCAGTGAGCAGTTCAAGGAAGCGGCGCAGGGCCTGGTGCAGTCGGGCGCGCTGGCCACCGCCAGCGGTGCGCAGCGGTACGCCGAACTGCTGGCGCTGGGCCCGCAGTACAAGCTGGTGTCCGACTACCTGAAAGAGGCCAGCGACACGGCTGCTGAAGCGGCGGACACCTTGGCTGCCAGCATCCTGCAAGAGCGCGGGCAACTGCAAGGCGAGCTTGATCAGCTGACGATGTCGGCAACCCAGCTGCTGGGCAAACAGCGCGCCGCGCTCGACGAGAGCAACCGCGCGCTGTTCGACCAAGTGCAGGCGATCAAGGCGCAAACGAACGCTACCCAAGCCGCAAAGGACGCTGCGGCGAATCTGCTGGGCGGGGTGGACAGCGCGTTCGGCGTGCTGCAGAAGGTGGTCGGTCGACAGAAAGAAGCGCTGCAGGGCGAGATCGACGTGCGCACCAAGTCGATCGCCAAGATCCAGTCACTTTCGCAGGCGTTGCGCGGCTCGCTGGACGGCATGTCGGTGTCGGGCCGCGAGGCAGAGGATCGCCAGGGCGCACAAGCACAGATTCAAGCTGCGCTGGCGATTGCCAAAGCGAGCGGGGTGCTGCCGGATGCCGAAAGCCTGAAGAGCGCGCTCTCGGTTGCCGGCAGGGATTCGGTTGGTCAGTTTGCGACGCAGCAGGATTATCTTCGCGACTTCTACGCCACGCGGGTCGGTATCGAGGATCTGGCTGGACTGACCGACGACGCGCTGTCGGTCGAGGAGCGCAGCCTGAAGGAGATTCAGGACCAGGCCAAGCAGTTCGACCAGATGCTCGAGCGCGAGCAGGAGCAGATCGACGTCCTGAAAGGGATCAGCACGACGGGGCTGTCGATCGAACAGGCCCTGCTCACGCTGCGCGCCGCGATGCAGGCCGCCAGCGCGAACCCGGTTGTCTCGGCCGGCGCCGCAATCAGCGACGCCTACAAGACACACCTCGGCCGCGCGCCGGATGCAGCTGGCATGGAGTACTGGAAGGAGGCAGCCGCTGGCGGCACGCCGGTGGCGGATATCGTCGGTGGCATCGCCAACTCCACCGAGGCCAACCTGAACAAGTTGTATCAGGATGTACTCGGGCGGGCACCGGATGCCGCTGGCCTGGACTTCTTCGCCAAAGCGTACGGCGGGACGATGGACGCTTCGGAGATCGCGGACTTCATCAAGTCGGCAAAGAGCAGCCAGGAGTACAAGCTGCGCGGCTTCGCCGTCGGCACGAACTACGTGCCCGTCGACATGCCGGCGCAGATCCACCAGGGCGAGCGCATCATCCCAGCGGCTGACAACCGCGAGCTGATGCGACGCCTGGCCAGCCCGGCAGGCGACAGCGACGCCGTCGTGGTCGAGCTGCGGATGCTGCGCCAAGAGGTCGAGGGCCTGCGTGCTGCTGCGCTGCGCACGGCAGATTCGTCGGATCGCACTGCGAACAGCACCGAACAGTTCGCTGACCAGTTCGAAAACGTTACCGACGGTGGAAATATGATGCGAGTGGAGGAAATGGCATGACGGCAAGCGCTCGAGTGATGGTCCCGATCGACATCACACCCAGCATGATCAAGACCGGCACTTCGGTGCCGGAGACGGATACTGCGAAAGGGGAGGTGGCCTGGGTGTCGGGCGCGAACTATACGACCGGCAACCTGCGCAACTACAGCGGGTCGGTGTGGGCTTGCAGCGTGGCTCACACCGGCCGCACCGCGACGCCTGACGCCGACCCTGGCTTCTGGTACCGCGAGGGGCCGACAAATCGCATGGGGCCGTTCGATGACTATTCGAACACGAAGGTCGCCTCGACCGGGTCGCTCACCTATGTGATCCAGGCGGGGTTCCTGAATGGCCTGTCCATCTACGGCATCGAGGCCGCAACCTACAGCATCGTTGTGAAGGATGCGCCCGGCGGCGCGGTCGTCAGCGCATGGTCAGGCGATCTGTACAGCCAGGCCGCAGGGTTCTACGAGCTGCTTTTCTCGGATCTGCTGCTGACGACGCAGCTGTCCTTCGACGGGATCCCGCTCGCACCGGCGGCCGAGGTGACGATCACATTCACCTCGGCGCCGGGCAAGCGCGTGGCGATCGGCACGATCAAGCTGGGCGACTGGCGCCAGTTCATCGGCAACGGCTCCTGGGGTGGCGCGCAGTACGGCGCGGAATCGGACCGCAAGAGTTACACCCTGCGCCAGTACAACCAGGACGGCACGTACAAGATCGTTCGGCGTGCGCGCAGCCGGAATGTGTCGTGCGAGATCGCTATCGATCCTGAGCAGGCGATGTATGCCGACTCGATCCTGGATGAGATTACCGACGTGGCCGTGCCGTTCGAAGCCAGCGGACTGCCTCGCTATGGCTACCTCAACACGGTGGGGTTCGTGACGGCCAGCATGCGCGCCGACTCGGCCGGGAAGACGTCTATTAAATTGAAAGTCGAGGGAAACATCTGATGGCAATTACTCCGGTACCAACGTTGACTGACATTCCGTCATTCCCGGCACTGGCCGACCGCGCGGCCGGCACCTATAACTCGAAGGCCTACGAATTTGGCGCGCACATGGCCGACAAGTTCAATGGCGAAATTGCGGCCGTGGCAGCAAACGTCCGCAACAATGCCTTGGAAGCGCAGCAGAGCGCTCAGGCTGTCGGGGCTTCTGCAGCAAGCGCGGCAACGAATGCGACCAATGCCGCCCGCGATGCGGCGACTGCGGCCAGCGCGCCCGGCACGAATGCGACGTCGGCCACCAGCATGGCAATCGGCCTCGGCACTAAGACGTTCACGCTGGCGCAGACGGGCAAGCTGTTCGGCAAGGGCAACACGGTCACCATCGCCGCGCCCACCGGCGACAACTGGATGTCGGGTCCGATCACCGCGTTCAACTCGGACACCGGTGAAATAACGGTCAACGTCACGAACATCAGCGGCAGCGGTACGTTCGCCACCTGGACAGTGTCACTGTCGGGCGCGGCCGGCCTGACCGGCGTGGTGAACGAGCTGCGCGCAGCGAACATGGCCTCTGCTGCAACGGTCAACCTGACGGCTGCGACGGGCAACCTGGTGCACATCACCGGTACAACGCCTATCAACACGCTCATTCTGACGCCCGGTGCTGAGCGGTCGGTCATCTTTGACGGTGCCCTGACGCTTACCAACAGCCCCGGCCTGCTGCTGCCCGGTGGCTCGAACATTATCACCGCGGCCGGTGATCGCGCGCTAATCCGTGGCGACAGTAATGGAGCCATCCTGACCCACTACCAGCGTGCAAGCGGCCTGGCGATTCGGTCGGGCGCGGTGGACCTGGTGGGCAGCGCGGTGATTTCATCGGCTGTTGCGAACATCGATTTCTTGAGTCTGTTCACGGCCGATTACGACAAGTACGTGATCGAGATCGGCGGGCTACGCCCTTCGGCCGACGGCACCCTCGTTCTATACCTCGCAGTTGGCGGCGCAGTGGATTCCAACGCAGCGAACTACGCCGGGGGGGCCGCGTACTTTCCGGTTACTGGAGCGCAGGCTCAGTCGTCGACAGATAGCGCGGGAGCAGCATTTACACTCTCCATCAGCAATGTGCAGAGCCTAATGCGAAAGCTTATAGTTTCCGATGGTGTATTTAACGGAACGGGCGCGGTACAGATTGCTTCAGCAATTTCTTTCTACAGAGGTACGAATGTGATCAGCGGATTCCGACTCGCGTATCTCGCGGGCGCTAACGCCACCCAGGGCGTAGTCCGGGTGTACGGATTCAAAAACACACTGTGAGGATGAATATGGACGTAATGGATAACGGAGTTATTCGCAAAGCAACGGCTGAAGAAATAGCGGAGATCGAGAGTCGTAACGCTACGCCCGAGCCGAAGGTCATTCCGCAGCTAATCACCTGCGGCCAAGGCCGGGAAGCACTCTACAACGCCGGCTTATTCGGCAAGGTTCAATTAGCCATCGACGCCATCGAAGACGCCGATACCAAGTGGCGTATTCAAAACGCATGGGACTACCGCCCGGCATGGGAACGGCAATCGCCGTTCGTTGTCACCATGGCCGGCATCCTCGGGCTGGACGAAGTCGCGCTCGACGAACTCTTCATCACCGCTGCACGGCTGTAATCCTCGCGGCCCACCCAGGCCCGGTCACAAACCGCAAGACACAGCCCGCCTCGGTGGGTTTTTTTTCGTCCCATCGAAAGGCAGCAATGAGCATCAGCAAGGTCACCCCACCAGAAGTCGGCAGTTACGCCGGCGCTGCAGTAACAGTCGCCACCTCTCTCACCCTGACTGAGTTTGGGGTGATCGTCGGCATCGCCACGGCGCTTCTCACGTTCGTGTTGAACGCCTGGTACACGCACCAACGCAATGCGCGCGAGCACCTGCTGGCCGAGCTGGACCGTCGCGAGCGAGAAGTGCGCCTCGCGCAGTTGCAGGCCCAGCTGATGGCACCGCTGGCGAAACAGTAACGCGCAACACATTCAGTGCCGGCGCCGCCGGCGCGCAACCCAAAGGACAGATCGTGAAATTCATTGACGACGCACGCGCGCAATTCCCGAAACTCTGGTCGGTACGCTTCGCGCTGCTGGCCGCCATCGCCTCGGCCATTGAGGCCGGCATGCACCTTTACGCCAGCGGCACCGCGCCAATCCTGGTGGTGGCTGCTGGCCTGACCTCGCTCGGCGCCGCGATCGCGCGCGTGGTGGCGCAACCGTCGGTGACCGGTAATGGTTAAGGGCGCACCAACCCAGCGGCGCGGCCTGGTCGCGCTGGTCGGCGCCGTGGCCGCGACGGCGCTGCTCAGCTTCACGCCCGCGTTCGAAGGCACGGAGCTGTCCACCTACCGCGACATGGCCGGCATGCTCACGTACTGCACCGGCGCCACCGAGAACGCGGCCTGGGGCAAGACGTACACGCCCGCGCAGTGCCGCGCCCAGCTCGATCGCGACTTGGAGCGGCACGCCGCCGGCATCGCTATGTGCATCCCGCTCGCGCGCCTGACCGATGGCCAGAAGGTGGCCTTCGTCGACGTCGCCTACAACATCGGCGTGAGCGGCTTCTGCGGATCGAGCATGGCGCGGCGCACGAACGCGGGCGACATGGTGGGCGCCTGCAACGCGCTGATGGCCTGGAACAAGATCACTGTCCTGCGGCCGATAATCGGTGAGGACGGCAAGCCGGTCAAGGATGCGCGCGGCAAGGTCGTGATGCGCAAGGTGCTTGAGGAAGTGCGCGGCCTCACGCGCCGGCGCCAGGCTGAGCGCGAGCTGTGCCTGAAGGGGGTGCCATGATTCCGGTCGTAGCGGCTGCGGCCGCACCGGCCGTCGCGTCGTCGTCGCGCGCTCTGCTGGCCGGCCTGGGCCTTCTGCTGGCGATGACGCTTGCCGGCGCCGCCGGCTGGTTCACGAACGGCTGGCGGCACGATGCCGAGATCGCCGAGCTGCAGCGCGCGCACGCAGAAACGATGCGCAGCCAATCGGAGTTGGCGCTGACCACGCTGCAGGCCGACGCGGCGCGCATCACCCAGGCAGCTACCGAGTTCGTCACCATTCAATCCACCCTAGCGCCGCGTATGTCGGCGCTCACCAAGGAGCTGCGTAATGCGAAACCTCTGCCTGCTGGTTGCGTGCCTGATGCTGACCGCGTGCGCAACCTCGACGCCGCAATCGAAGCCGCCAACAAAAGCATCCCTCGATAGCGCGTTGGCCGCGCCGTGCCCGGCAGTCGAGCGTCCGGGCGCTGACGACTATGACGCTTGGCAGGTCTGGGCCATCGAGCTGCTGCGCCAGTACGCGGAATGCGCAGCGCGCCATGCGAAGACGGTTCAGGCATGGCCGAAGTAGCTTGGGAAATGCGCAAAAAAAAGCTCGCATAGTAGCGAGCTCACAAGTCAGTTTTTCTTTAAGGGATCATTGTCCCAGCGCTTTGCGAGCCACTCGAAATCCTGGAAAAGCGTGTCGAGCTTTTCTTTATGGCGGATCTCAGCAATCATGCCGGCAGATGCTTTGTAGACCTTGCGGACATTGGAGCATTGCATCTGCTTATAAACGCTCTCTGAGAAGGCTCCCTGGCGGATGCCACCTGCGATAAATTCTTGATTATTCAAGACACGAAGGATACACATCCCGTCGTCACTCGCCGCATCTACACGGCTAAATTGAACTGTGTCGCTTAGCGCGTAAACACGCTTAACACACCTCATCAACTCCACATCGCTCTTTTGATGCATGATCAAGTCGATCGTCGCCCTCAGCCTCGCCAATTTGCCGTTGTGGTAAATGATAAACGCAGCGGCTAAAGCAGACAAAAGAAAGGCTCCTGTTTGTATCCAGAAGCCTAAACTTTCACCCAGCCATTGAGGTTTGACTGAATTAGGATCGATCACTTAACCATCCCAACCTTCACGTGTCATTTTCATATCGTTACTCCTTGTAGTCGTTACCGGAAGATGTCTAAACATCCCGTGAGAAAGGGTACCTTCTATGGGTCCGTCAAGCGCACCCGGCAAGTATATAACAAAAATAATTTACCTACCGCGCGGATTTGTAACTGTCCCTGTCCACCTTGTTGCCCTACACCACCCCACGTCTGTGAAATTTCAGGTGCAGGCGGTCGGTATAAAATTCAAGTGCCTACGCTGCTAGGGCTTGCCCTTACGCCGTGGGCCGCAGTTGATCAAGACTCTGGCAAAAGTAGGGCGCTAGTTGTCGATCTCACCCGCGACGCGTGTGATAGCTCGGCGAGTGGCCGCACCGGCGTCGGCGCCGTGCTGCTCGTTCGCCAGCTTGAGGTCGGCGGTCATCGCGGTCGTGTCCTGCTCGTGGATGTAAATCTCAAGTCGAAGCCGCACGGCCAGGTCGAGCGCATCGCCACTGAACGTTAGAGGATTCCAGCTGTGCACGACCAAGCCGTCTGCGAAGTACAGGTTGACGTAGCCCTCGCCATCGACCTTTTCAACGTTCACGGCGCCGATCGCGCGCGCAACCCGCTCCAGCAGCGCTAGGTCAGAAGCCGGAATGGCGACCCATGGAGCTGCTGGTAGTTCGTTCAGGTCGCCAGTCATTTCGTTGTCCATCGTCATCCTTTGTCAGGCTTGTTCGGTGCAGCACCGCGGCGGCGCGGTCCGCCATTACTTAAGACGCGCAGCACCACGTGCAACGGCGTTGTCTGTTGGAGCACGCGCAAGCCAACCTCAAGCCCAAATACGGCCGTAACATTCACTGCCAAGTCGACATAGGTAGCGGTGAGGTGGTCGGTTCGTTTTTCCATAGGCCAAGTATGACAGTGCTGGCATCCAGTGCCCGCGATTGGCCAAAAATAGGCAGGCTGCATCGGACCACTGTTATACTGTATGGATGAACAGTATTCCAGCCATGCGGTTCAAGCGCGCGCTCAAGAAGGACGATCTGAAAGCGATCCAGAATCGCAACTCGGACTCGCCTGACGTGCGCGCGCTGCTGTGGGAGGTGGCGCGGCTGCGTGCGCTGGCGCTCCGGACGCATGACTATTTTCGGCAGGACTCGTTGTCGACGGCCTTGATCCTGGCTAACTCGCTGCGCACGATGCTGGAGGATGAGCCTGCCATTCAGGAGCAGGGGAAGCTGTCGTCAGGGCCGTGA